CCTGTTGATTCGAATGGTGATGCCTCCCGCTTTCCTTACAACAGACAGATTCAATCTTTCCTGATATTGAAATGATCATAGTTTAATTTGTTTCTTTTGATACTGATACAATCCCCACAACTTTGCGAATTTGATACGAGATAATTCAGTAATGTTATCAATACATTGTTGTGTTATTTCCCCGGTAAATAGCATGTTCTTTACCTGATTGATCCCATGTACTACTGTAGTGTGATCATAAGACTTCTTACTAATTGGATTGATACCAATGTACTCACCAATTACTCTGAGATAAATGTGAGAGAACAGTTCAATTCTCACTATCCAGCAGAAGACTTGTCTAGCTGCAGGAAATGGCTCAAAGCGTTCACTACTGTGAAAATTCTTAGAAGTAATTTCATAATGTTCGCAGATCACATCCCTTACTATATCAAGACACTCTTTAGTTCGTACCCGACTCAATTCCCATAAGTCAATTTTGTCAGACCATTCAACATTCTGCATTCCGGGGAAACCGAAATAATTAATATTCTTCTTCATCTTTGTTATTTAAGACCAACGCACTGTAAGTGTAGTATCAGTCTTTAAAATACCAGTCGGTATCAATACTCTACCAGCATCTTCCATCAATCGTGATTGGATAATACTCCACTCTTCAGCATACTCTTCTTTAGCTGCTGTATCAAGTGAATCATGTACTTCCATTTTGAGATGAACCTTAGAGGACAGATCGTTGTCGTGAATATAATTGTAAACATTTCTGATAGAGAGTTTAAGAATATCCCCCCCACTACCCTGAACCGGGGTGTTTTTACTGGCTCTTTCGATTTCACCTAATCCACCATGAAATTGTGCACTTTGTAGATGAGCATCAATGAACCTTGTGTAGAATTGCCAATTAGGAAACCAACGTCTCCTATAGTAGGGCCAAATAGTTTGAATGTATCCTTTAGTAATTCCAAATTCTCCTAAGTAATCCAGTACTTTTTTGAGTTTCGGCAATGCTTTAAAATAATCTTCAATGATCTGCTGTGCCTCAGGAACTGTAATGCGTAATGTTGATGCAAGTTTGAAATGAGACCCACCATATACTAACATGAAATTCACAGTCTTAGTAGCGTCCCGAAGATATTTGTGAGCATTGCAATTACATTTCTTGCGTGAATATGCAGGCCACAAAACACCTTTATCATCTACATGAGGATGATAAAACTCACATGTACTTGTTGCGGCATCTTTCCACTTCTTCTTGAACACAACTTCAGCTACACTCGAGTGTAAGTCGCATCCCTTAGATAACGCTTCAAGCCATACAGTCTCTTGTGATAAGTAAGCAACAATCACCAACTCTTCTGATACAAAATCAGTTGATACCCATTTCCATTTGGGTGGAAGAATAAATGCATTACGATATTTATTACCTACACGTTTGTTCTTTGGTAATTGCTGAAGGTTGGGGCCAGATGAAGAAGTTCTTCCTGTAGCGAGAATTTGTCTAAAGGATGTTCTAACCTTTCCATCAGGCTCTACATATTTTTCTATCCACTTCTCTCCAAAAGATGAGAGTAGTTTAGCAGTATCTTTGTACTCCTCATAGTCTGCAACAATTGGATGGGATGTTCTACCTAAACTCTCAGCAGACAAATCATTCACACGTTCCACACATTGAATTAGCGGCAATACCTGATAGGTACTATTCCAATTGATCGTAGGCGTGCCGGCAGGAATCAGCTGCTGTTCAGCAATCAAGTAATCCCTGTGCTCATTGACTACCACTTTGGACACTTCAGTACTATCACCATCAAGGTAATAGGGGAGCCACTCAGGTACCGGCTGTTGTGCTTTGAGTTGAGTGGATTGCCACTTCTTCAATACAGCCTTACTGGTACCGGGTAACTCCGGAAACAAATCCTGAAAGAGTTTCTCCTTCTGCTTGGGACTGTTCCAGTTAATCAGTACTCTATCTTTATCACTGAGGTAATTGAGTTGATATGCTACTGTCCTGAATGGCTCCTGTTGTAACCACTCATTTAACTTCTGCTGTGCAGCGGATACCAGGGGCTCAGCTTCTCTTGCAAGCCCTAACCACCACTCCTTATCCAGTTCCATTCCATGAAACACCATCTCTGCAAAAGCAGGTACAATGCTGTTCTCCAACTCTATCACTTTGTTTAAGGTCTCATAGTTCTTAGCCTGAGCCTCCTGCTGGATAGAGAGACGAATGTTACTCAGATATTTCACATCCTGGGCTGCATAAATCACTTTAGCCTCATTAAGAATGTTGTCCCCAAATAACAATTGTTGCGACTTGTCGAGTACAATGTTCAATCTCTTTAAGCAAATGTCATCCAGGCCATAGCCTACTGTGTGCTCACCTCCTTGTAGTACCATTTCAGCCAACATAGTATCATATACATTCTGTACACGAATATCATGAAAGAGACAGACAGTACATTCAAAGAGTGCATTGTGTATGAGTTTGAGGATACGTTTGCTTTCCAAAATCTGTTTGATCCAATCTTTCTGCTCAACAGACAGTTCACTCCATTGGAATACCCACTCTGTACCATTCCAACCAAATTGAACAGTGATGAGTTTTTTCTCTGACCACCATGGACTCACGGTGGTCTCAACATCAAACTCAACTTCTGCTAATTCCAGTATCCAGGGCTTGAACTGATTCCAATCTCCTGCTTGATATTTAGCAGACTGCTCTGTCGGATTTCCTATCACATGTATCATGTTTGAGTATTTAAACGGTTAGCAGTATTTACAGCTATCTTCAGGGGTACTTGTGCATCCAGTATTTTCTGTATACCAGTGTATCTGTTTATTCTTACTACATTATAACCATTGAGAGAGAACCTGGAGAATAAAATCACTTCGTACTTATATGGTCTGAACAGCCATTTTAATTTCTTTATCATCTGCTGTGTATTAATAAGTGATTCCTTTTTTCTGTGCACCAAGCCTTTGCGTTAGCGACTGTATAAGATTGAATAAATGCCTTAGCTGAGGATGCAGATTGAAATTCAATCCACTCATATTCTTGTCCTTCAACCTCATTTTGTTGATCTACTGTACCTATTGCACCTATTGCACAGATAACTACAACATGACCCTGTTCTCCACAATTATTGGTTTCAGAGTCGAATTCTCTATAAAGAATAACATCAGGTAATGTGCTGCCTGTCTCTATTATGCGATAATTCATTTGCTATGTATTGAACTGTGAATAATTCAGGATCGGCTTTATCCTCATACCGCAAATCTTTATCTGCCTCTGTACCAATCCTACTTGTGATATACACATACCGACCGAACTCATCAATGTAGTCATCTCCATCCTCATCCTTTACCCGTTGCCTGGCAGCTATCTTTGATCTCGTTGTGATATTAACATCCACCTGCTGTTGATCAACAGCAGACAAAAGTGGCTCATTGTCAATGATTGTATAGATGTGTAATTCCGGATGAGTCTGTAAATAAACCCTAATCTGTTCTTCAGTATGTGTCTTTAAGAATTTTGCTATACGTATGTTTGAGAACCGTTGGTACAGCGTGTTGTAATAGTTGGGACTAACTGTCGAGGCCACCCCCCTGCGTAACACTTCTATCAAGGTTACGCTCTTTCTGTCTGATGTTAGGATACGTACCATTGCTCAATCTGTTTGACGTGTATTTATGTAATGTCCTGGCAACTCCTTGTGGAAGTGCGCCTACCAGCTTATACAGGAATGTTGCCTGTGCCTTTGGACTTAACTTCTTAACTTCTTCAATGGTACTCTCAAAGTTCATCGGTACCACTGCGTGCTCAGCTCCAAGAAATTCATCTTCTTTCCTTTCTTTCCTTTCTTTCTTTTCAAATAATCCCCACATGTGTTCTTGTTTTTGAGTGTGTAAAATAAGAGGAACAGTCAGCTCCCGTCGTCTCCATATCAATAATCCATTGCACCCTGTTACGGATGGTTTTAGATTGTTTAAGTTCTGAAAAACACTGACTGCCCCCCTTAGTTAGTTGTCTATGAATGTCCCTCTGGACACTACGATGTGCCGGCCTCTGCTGGTAATGAAACCTTTCTTTCGGGCATTATTGAACGCCTCTTCTACTTTCTCAGTAGGACCATCCCAGGTCTGTTTGGGATTGGGGGTGAAGTCAATGACATCCTCTCCATTGAATATGTAGTGATGGCCAGATGCCTCACTTCTGAATATCATGTACTTCTTATTCCCTGGCATCACTCTCACATTTTTGAATGTCAATGTAATAAGTACTTCCATCTTCCATATCAATGTGTACTGTTCCACAGTTACCGGACACAGCAGTTACACTTTCCAATTCGAATGGGAGTTCTATGATTTCTTTAAGCTGATTCCAAAAGTTTCTTGCCAGCATAATTATCTGTTTTGAATAAAGTAAATTGATGTACGGGCATCCCCGCTGTTTTAATAATGTTGTATCCTCGCAGTTGCCTTACAACGCTGTGGTATGTCTTTGACTGGTCATTCCAGGGATTGATGTGAATAGTACCTTTCAAACTAATAGATGCTATCCTTGCTGCTGAGAACTGTCCTCTCACTATACAGCAGATGAAGTCACCTGGATTGAGTTGCTGATCGTATATGTCATATCGTATCATCTGCTGCGTATTAATAGTCACGAAATGATTTACCAATCGGGAAACGTGGGAGACCATCAGTAGTCCAACCGAAATGTTTCACTGTAAGTTGAGTACCTTGAAGCTCACCACACTCAGTTTGCATTGTAGCTTTAGATAGTTTGTTACCAATCATCTTTGCACGGAACTCTTTCTTCTCAAGAGTTTCACATACAGCAATGAGATCTTCTTCACGTTGTCCTTGTTCAAAACACTTGAACTCAAACTCAGTCTCATCAAATTCTTTCACTTTCAGTAAGTCAGATGAACGTTGGCCTTGTCCATAGATACCATTGTAGTGTCTGATCATAGCGCCTTCATTTCCTTCAGATACCCACTTATCATGGTGATGAGTGACATCATCTTTAACAGCAGCTGTAATTGTGATTACATACTGGATATACTTTGAATCAATTAGATCAATTAATTCACGAACCTGTTCAATGCGCTGATGTTGCTTCTTATCATTTACAATGTCGTAGGCACGAAAGTGAAGTTTTAGTGACTCCGGTCGTTGCTTCTTTACAGCAGATACAATTTCCTGGAAACTTAGATTTTCTGAATATATCTCCCCGTCCAAAATAAACTCTTGCTCACTACCGGCGATATAATTGAGAACATCATCTTTAATGTGATTAAGTGTTGTATACTCTTTACCACTCCGACTTAGAAAAGTTATATCCGCTGTAAGATGATATGATTTCACAATCATCAAACACCGTACACCATCCAGTTTTGGTTGCACATAGCATGGGTATGTAACCTTCTTCCAGTCTACGGGCTTCGCGAGCATCGGTTTTGCATTTCCAGCAGCATCCGAATTAAATTTTGGTAAAGTTTGATTCAATGAATACTCCAAATTCATAAACATAATACCACATCCTGGATACATATACAATCCTGGAAAATGAATTTTATCAGTACATAATACAATGTCCAAATCATTTAAACTCTTATATCCTTCATCATGTTTTTTTGTCCAGTCAGATTGAGCCTGTGCTTCTGCCTGCTGTAAAGGAGTGGTTTCATTACTCTTACCTATGTTCTTACCTACAGATATTACTTCTCTGTGTTCAGTAAGTGTACCATTAAGTTGACCTGCTCTTTTAATAATAATTGCTCCCGCTAAACCAATTGTGACAAAGACAGACCATTGTTGTATCGCACCTGTCTTAGTGCGTTTGTATAGTGTTGGAAATTCCATTAATTGTTAATTAAGTATTAAGTAAATTATTTTCTTGGTCTCCTCTATAGAAAACTTATCGTCTATTATAGATTATAAGTCCTGAGGTATGTTCCAAACTTCTAACGGTAAATATTGCCGACAGATATTTGCTGTTAAAAGTTGATTGGCTTTCATAGTATTTACTCTATTAGAAATAGCAGCAGAAGCACCAGCACCAGCAGCATAAGCAGCAGCATAAGCAGCATAAGCATCAGCACCAGCAGCAGAAGCACCAGCAGCAGCATAAGCAGCAGCATAAGCAGCAGCAGAAGCACCAGCAGCAGCAGCATAAGCAGCATAAGCATCAGCACCAGCAGCACTAAGTTCTTCTCTTGTATTTTTACCTTCCCCAAAACCAATAGAAATATCAACAGCTTTAATAC